TTTTCCTGTATCAAAAATTAATACTGAATCGTCTGCTGAGTGTATTAAACAACTTGTTATATTACTATTAGAAGTCGTGTCAAAATGTATAGTAGTTTTTAATTCAGCTTGGAATACAAACGTATTCGCACCTAAAGCGTAATCATATTTTATTGAGCGTGCATCATCGAAATTCTTTCCTTGTTGAATTCGTATTTCTGTATAATATAGTCGGTATTCTTTATAATATTTATCTGCACTTGCGTTGTCGCTATTTGGACGTATATCGTATGCTTTAATCCATCCGAGCGAGATTCCGGTTGCATCCGAATTCGGAAATAATTGAATTGTTTCATTAGTAAAAATATCCGTTGATGTCATACTACCCGGAATAGAAGAACTATCGTCTACTAACGTAATTATTATATAACTCAATTCAGATGGTCTAAATACATAACCTTTTTGTTTTTGTGTATTTCTAGTTTTGTCTATTTCTAAATAAAAATCTTTTGATGTAACATCATATCCATCAACTGAAGCATCACATGATGACAACGACATATTCAGTTTTGTTTCATCAGATGAATTAGTAATACTTAATCTTCCATGTTTATAAACATAATTCCCAGAAGTATCATATTTCGTTTGCGCGTTTACATCAAAAGTTCTAACCCCTTCAGAGTCATTAAACATTGTTAAATTGCCATTATTCATAGTAGCAATATAAATAAAAGTTTCTTGTTCTTTAGTATTAATAGATTTAAATGAAGGTACTAAACTTATATGTTCTCTATCTGCACCAGGAGCTTGATAATTCGGATAGCCTAACGCGTTATCATATAATGTATAATCATCATCAACAGTGACAATATCAATAATAATATCAAAACCAAATTTATAATTCGTTTCATCAATTGTATATTTTTCCGCAACGACTAAACTCGATTGGTTATTAATAAAAGTTCCATTCACATAATAAGTTGATTTTGGTATAGACCAAAATGTTCCATAACCGGTAGGTTCTAAATCTGTTCTAAAGGTAGAAGCCCCTGGACATGATGGACAACGCACTTTTATCTGATACACAACTATTCCGTTATTATCTAAACAATCGAGTATTTCTCCATTTACAAATTTATCGACATTAATATCATTAACATTAATATTTGTAAGATATTTTATATATAAAGTAATAGGTTCATTTTTATTATTTGTACTAACTGTTTTATCATTTACCCATACTGCATCTACAATTTTTAATACTGAAGATGTAATATATGAAGTCACAGTATCTTCGGCGACTGAGTTTGCACTTCTAAGTTTTTGTGTTATTTTGGATAAAACAATATCTAAATTGTCATAAGGTGAAATAGGCTCAATTGTGATATAATCAATAATTACATGTTTTGGAACTCTATTTTCTATACATTCGCCATCATAATACAATTTAGATGCTAATTTCTTTGTATTATATTGAAGAATAGATTGGGCTTGATTTAATTCACGAACTTGTACTGGAGTATTGGGCTTGAATAAAACACTGGTGAAATTTTTATCTGGATCAAAATCATCAAAGTATGGTTGTTGGTTAAAATTTATTGTCGTCATTTTGATTCCCTATAATGATAGTGTTATTTTTATATTCTCTGTTTGATTTTCTGAAATTTGATATAATAATCTGTTGTTTAAATATAGTATTTTTCCAGTTAATGGATTAATTTTGTTTTTACTTGTTGAATTCCAGTTAATATGTGTGGGTGCTATATACCATTCTTTCCGACAAAATACATTATTAATGTCTAATATATCAGTAATAATTGATATTTGTCGGAAATTTTGATTCACCAATCCACTAATATATTCATTGCTATTAAGTAACGAAGTCACTAAACATATTTGTGTTGAATTTAATTCTGTAATTAAATTATATCCATGACCCCCATAAGGTTGTAATTCAATCCGACATATTACAGATTTGCCATGTAATATTACTAATTTTGCAATAGTATAATTTTGACCACCCGTAACTATATCTACCCCGATTATATGTCCAGAATTATCTTTATTAACCGTAACTGTTGCACCCGTTCCATCGCCTATTATATATCCATATACTGGAATAACATTATTGCTATTATCTAATTGGTGATAGCCCGTACCTTGATTGTCAATCGTAATATTAGTAATCACTCCATTTGTAATACTAACATTTCCGTGTGCGTTTTTTCCATTCATACTAATTTTATTAATTGCGATAAAAGTGTCTTGATAATAATTTTCACCACCATTTAATACATTTAATGATGAATCAATTACTAATCCTGTGCCACTCGTATTGTTGGCTAAACTGATAGCAGAATAGGTTATTATATCAGTATTACCAAAAACACCAGATGCCATAAATGAAGTCAATTTATTGATAGAATTAAATTGTGGATTTATGTTATTTCTAATAATAGGATAATGCGTACTTGTCGCAAATTTTATTTTTGTTGTACTTGGTATTTTACCAATAAATTTCCACACATAAGTATCGCTCAATATAATATTATTAACGCTTTCTCCTGTTGGTTGATATGTTGATACGGTATTAGTCGCCACTTTATCTATACATCTATAAAATAAGATATTTCCATCAGAGTCAATTACAGTACAATATGTTTTTTCTATAGTATTGTCTGTACAATCATAACTATTATAATTTGTTCCATTAACCCATTCATTTTTTATAACAATAAACGCTATATCACTTTTATAAATCCGTTTTAAAAAAGCAAGGTCGTTAATAGTAGCCAATCTATTAGAATCATCTATAACTACTGTATCTGGAATAGTTTCGTTATCCCATTCTGTCATTTTTCCTATACCTAAATATAAATTTTTCTGGTATATGTTAGTGTAATTTGTATTTTCTATAAACATCCATGTGATAGTTCCATCACTATATGAACTTGATAAATGTTTTGGTATAAAATTCCCACTTATCCCAGTATTCAAAGCAACATATTTTTTATTATTTGTAATAACTTGGTCGCCTTTATAATAATGCGTATTTTGAGTCCAATCTTTAGAATAATCAAACTCAATTGAATTGATAAAAGAATCAAATATTATTGTTTTAATTTCGCTTGAATACTTTATCATTAGTAAATTCCTATATTGTTTAACGTATCATCAAAATTAGATGTTACTGTAATTTCTTCTATTATATCGACAATATTAAACCCAATTGTCCCAGCTTCGTGACAATGTTCTTTAATTAAATGTTCAGTTCTTTCAAACGGCAACACACTTCTAATTTCATAAGAATATTGATTTACCCTATCACTATCATGTAATAACATTTCACTACAATATGCACTATGATTTTTAATCTCTACCAAACAATTATTTAACTGTTTATCATTCATTGTAAAAACTGCTCCAATTCCATTTTCTGTTTTTACATAACAATCTGTGGAAATATTAAAACTACTATCACGATTAAAATAGGGTTCATTTATTCTTATACTTTTGATTTTTCCTATACTGTTAGTTTTTGGCGATAATATCCCATTTTGACCACTGGTTGATACTATTGTTAGAGTAGGCAATTTCGTATAGTTATTTCCGTTATTTAATATTCTTATACCATTTATTCCGCCTGAATTGTCTATACTAGAAACATACGCGTGAAATCCATTACCTATAGAAGAAACAATAATATCTCCAATACTATATCCAGTCCCTGGAGTTGTTATATAGATGCTATCCACGCTTCCAGTTGTTACTTCGTCGATAATTATATTTCCAGTAATATAGTGATTGTTTAATACAATAATTTCATTTTTTTGATAAAGAATTCCAGGGTCGTATATATTTGGAATAGTTATCTCGTATATGGTTTCTTGAAATTGTTTATTATTGTATTCTAATTTCAATGTTTCTCTTGGAGAGAATTTTTTAATAGATTTGTTAATTCCAATTTTCAAATAATTTTGTTTGTTTAAAAACACTGGAATTATTGAATTGACAACTACGCTCGCATTTGTCGTCAATCCTGTTATCATTATATCTAAGAAAGAATTGTCAAACAAATCTGAATATCTAGCATCCGACATTATATTATAGGTTGTCATTATATAATAATTATCTGTATTATTAGCATCACTTAAACTAAACCATCTATTTCGTGGATAAGTAATGGTGACATCTGTATTGAAAATTAGACGGTATATATATTTAAATGAATTAATCGACCCACGGCTTAAATAAAAATCTTTTAATGTCATTACGACTAATCTTTTATCTATATTACCGATCGCGTTTAAATTAAAGCCAATATCATTTAATATTAATTGTTCAAATATAGAATTATTCGTATTAATTTCCATATCGGTTATCAATGAATCTAATACATCTAATGAATTACCAGATTGTTCTAAAAATGTATAAGAATCTAAAATCAGTTGAGTTGCTACTGGATATTCTTTTCTGATAAATTTTGGTATTTTACTTTCAATTACTGGTACTATACTATTCATGAGAACCCAACTGTTATTTTATCTATCAATAAGATATTATTGTGAATAGTATCTAAATCTGGTTTTGTAGGAGTTATTGTCAATTTTATAGATTGTAAATCATTATAATCAATTGTACTAGATGACACATTTTCTAATGTCAATCTAATTATGCCATTTTTGTTGATAGTTCCAACAGCTTTGACTATAATTTTTTCTAATTTTAAATTAACAACAAATATCTTCCCATCTATATCTATTAATTTGCATTGTTTATTCGCATAAGAGAACACACCACTAGATAGTGTATTCATTTCAACTTCATTACCAAACCTAATTATATAATTAGCTTTGGTGTAAATTATATTAAATGTTTTAGATATAGTTTTTGTAGTATATGACCTAGAAATAAATGGATAATCGTTTTTAATATAATTTATTAAATCTACATCGCTTAATCCATTGTTGAATTTATCTAAATACAAATTATTATATTCTTTAGTTTTTAGTATCAATAGACGACGTATTTCTCCTTCGTTTTTATCTGTTATTTTTTTATTAATTTTAATATGCAAAGCAAGATTTATGCTGATATATTCTGGATTGATTATTTCTACAGGTTTCATTGAATAATTAGATAGTATTCTTTTCATTTCAAATATTTGCGAATCACTTAGAAAATATGTATTCCTTGGTTTTATACACATAAAAACAGAACCATATTTTCGTTCAAAGTGTTTTTCGCCACCCCAAACATTTACGCTATCTATTGATTGAAACTCACTTAATATAAATTCTCTGTAATCATCCTCTATAACATTCCTATTTTGTCTTTTATAATGATTCGGAATACTGAATTTCATTGATTCTACGGTTTCAGTTTCTGCTCCACCATAAGTTTTATCCAACACAACGGTTTGGAATATACTAAATGCAGATGTTGACGAATTGTCGTTACCTGACAATTTATGATATGTCATATTGGTACAGCCATTCCCATCTTCACCAGTTGTACTGATGTATAGTATTTCAACGATATTTCCTGGATTAGGTTGCGTGCCGAATTTATCTTGACCGAAAAATATTTCATAATAGCCTTCATTATTAGTGCTGATATAAAAAATATTAGATGATGATGTTATCGCAAACAAATTATCACATTTTCTGAATGTTTGATATACATTACTACTGTTTTCTTCATATACATTTACCCTAATCGTATTTGTATCAATATTTTTATCACGGATAACAAATCTTTGGAAATTATCGTTAATAACGCTATATTTGTTTATTTTATAGAAGCCTTCGTACACATAAAACAATGGCGATGTGTACGAAATTAAACCACTATCTTCTACAACCCTATCGTAACAAACAACATCATCTAATACATAATAATTCCTCAAATCGTCTTTAATATTTGCTCCAGAAAAATACGAATACTTTGGAATAATAATATGACGTGGATTCGGTTCATCAGAATGGTTCATTTTTATCGTCAATCTAACTGAACCAATAGCAGCAGTTCTACTTTTAGGCACATATCCATTCAATTTTGCCTTACTAAACAAACTTTCTATCGTCTTTGCACTATCAACAAACGACTCAGATAATGCCATTTTGACATAATATCCGATATAATGAATATTATATCCGAAAATATTAATTAATGATGAAATACCACTAGATTCAAAATTATAATCGGTATATATCCCTTGATTTTTTAAAAATACAATAAAATTCTTTTTTACATCGTCATAATCGACACTATTTATTGGCAATTGGATCATCAGGATTTCCTATTTATTTTATGTGAAAATGAATCCGATAAATCTAAATCGATTATGTCATATAATAAATTTATATCATACCCATTCCCCTCTAGATTTAAATGTACGTCGATATTATTGACTTTAATTCTTGTTTCGACTGTTATAAGCCATTCGAGTTTTTTCTTAATAACACTTTCCGTGATAGTTGAAGTCAATTCAAATAAAGATTCACTTATTGGATTATATTTGTCTGGTGAAAATGGAATATCCCATTTTTCTAATTGCATTAAATTTCTTAAGCTCCTTTTTATTGCAATATCATCAAATTTATCAGTTATATCTCTAGTCAATGGGTGTAATGTTAGTGTTAAATCTATATCCCTATATTGCGTCATACTATCCTCCTATAAAAACATTATGCGAACCGGTCATCACTCTTTCTGAACAAGATATTTTATCACGAATTCTACCAGCCTGGCGAGCGTTTACAAATACTGAACTAGACCCATGAGCTAAAACCCCGCCGTGACACGTTTTACCACAACAGTGAGGAACA